CCCGTAAATGGGGCCTCCCGGAAAGTGGGCAAGGGAACTTAGGAACCCTTGATTGTTCCACCTTAGTGGCAACTTTGCCATGGTTTTAAAGGAGAGTATTTTGACGGTCAAAAGCACAGTTTCACAGACGCTTGCTCCTGTGTGGCAAGCCACATATGGGGCGACGCCTGTTGTTACCTGGGCTGCTGCCGTTTACACAACTCGTAATCGGAACTGGACAAATGGTTTCCCTAACAGGAAGTCCATGCTTCAGTATCTGCTAACGAATGGGTATCTCCCGACAATGCCGTACCAGGACAGTTACTCAACTGAACCCTGTTCAAAAAGTGTGACTATCACCGGTTTGCTGTATAGCGCTCCGAATAGCACATTTACTAAGAGCTTCATCCCTGCCACGCCTCGTTTACCGGTAGATCCGATGAACGATGCTGGCATTGCGACCTTAGTAGCCAAAGTAATTTCTAAGCTACAGGGAAAGGTTGTCGGGCATGGTACTAACTTGCCTGTTTCCCTTATGGAAGCAAAAAGCACTATTGGGATGATTGGGAAGACAGCGCAGAAGCTTTACACTGCGTACCGTCATGTTCGCCACGGCAACTTCTTAGCCGGGGCAACAGCACTAGGTCTAGATCGCGTACCGCGAGAAGTATCTGCACGTAAAGCCTTTGAAACAAATTGGCTAGAGTACCGATACGGATGGCGGTTAGTGGTTAACGATATAGATTCCCTCTTAAAGACCCTGTGGGACACCTTGAAGACTAAACCTCTCCATTATGTTGTAACGGCAGAGGAGAAGAGTGAAACAACATCGATCACCAATACACCGGGATCGATTTACGTCAATTCTTCTGAGGCTTGCAAGTGGACGCAACAGTGTACTACTGTGACGTCTCGTGTCGTAAGGGCAGGTTATCGCTACAGAATGACTAGCGATGCTGTAAGTACACAACAGAGTTTTGGGATCCTAAACCCATTCGTTATTGCATGGGAATTGATTCCGTATAGCTTCGTTGTGGACTGGGTCGCCAACGTCGGCGAATGCCTCCAAGGGTTAAATGCCTTTGCCGGTAAGAGCTGCCTAGACGGCTGGATTAATCGTGAGATGCACACAACTCGAACTTATCTTTGGACAGGTGTCCAAAAAGGTTCTGGCGTGTATCGCCTCGATGCTCCCTTTCCGACCTTTAAGGTCACGGGGGCGGGCGAAAGAAAGTTCAATCGCCAAAAGTCGGATTTTACCCCGGCTACATTCCGTTTAGAATTTCCAGATCTTGGTGTTAGCAAAGCGTTAGATCTTCTAACGTTAGTTACCCAACGTCGGTTCTAAGCGTCAATCAACACTTCATTATAGAGGTACCAAAATGGCAGCTATTGCTAATATTCTCCTTAAAGACTCCGCCAACGCGAACAAGACTTACGTCCCGGAGCGTGTGCAAACAGGAACCTATGCATCATGGGTTAACCGTGATCAAGGTACTACTGTCGGTATGCGCCGCGCGTCCGTACTCAAGCGTGATACAGTTGCTGAGTACGAAAAGATCGCTGGCAAGATTACCATCCCTTCGGTTGATGCTGTTACCGGGGTGGTGAAATACATCAACAGTGTTTCCATTGAGACGAAGATCAATGAGCGCTCCACGTCGGCCGAAAAGCTGGAACTCGTCTATAGCGTAGCGGCAATGCTGGGTCTTGTACCCGTGCAGAACCTAATCGCTACTGGCGAATCCATCTCCGGTTAACAAGGAGTAACTCATGAATCCTCAGAAACAGACTTCTGTCTCTCCGAGTCATAACCGCAAGAATATCCATGCGGCGGCCCTTAATAGGCCCGGGCGTAAAGAAATACTAACTACGCTCGTAGACTCTGCTACATCTTTTCAGATCTCCGAGAAGATGTACCTCGATGTTGCCAACCAGTTCTGGGTTGGACTCGATACGCCTCGCTCCCTTACCTGTGCGCTCCTCTTGAAATACGGGGAATACGCGCAGTTGGTGAACTTGGCTGCTCGCCCTCAGGATTATACCTATGATACTGAGGGAGGTCAACGCTTTATGGATGACTATCAAGCCACTGAGCTTCTTGCAAAGTGGCCCAACTTTGTCCATGTAGACCTTGATCCAATATCCGCTTGTGAAAAAGCGGACCATGCGGCGGAATTAGCTTGCCGCGTGTCAAATCGTCGCCTTCGAAAGGCTTGCTCCACTCCAACTTTGGAGAATTCGGCATACTTGCATCTTATAACCCAGATGCAGGCCGATATTGAGCGAGTCCTTGGAGGCTTCGATCCCAGCAGGTGGGAAGACCTTTGTAGATTTGGGCCTGGAAAGGCCACAGATCAAGACGGAGTACTTGACTACGACAAAATCGTGAGTCAACCGTCAGCGACTGAGGAATTCCTGCCATTTGGAGTGCTGCTACTTTCTGGCAGTGTTCCATGGCTTGAGGCTTTGAGTGGAACAGCCCCTGACCCCTTCGAGCTTAATCCGCACGAAGATGAAGGTGTTTACTGCTTTGATGTTACTCTTACGCCTGGCGACCGTAATATCATGGTGCCTAAGAACGCTAAGACTATGCGGGGGATTCGTCCCCAGCCTGGCCTGAACGTTTTTGCTCAACTTGGTTTAGGTTCAATGATTAGAGATCGGCTTAAATCTGCCGGTCTCGACCTCGACGACCAGCTGCCTAACCAGCAGTTAGCCAAGTTTGGTTCGCAGCGTAATTCAGATCACATTGTTACTATTGATCTGAAGGGCGCCTCTGGACACATCTGCAAGGAGTTAATTGCACTGTGTTTCGAGCGCCTTCCACGGTGGAAATTCGCCATGGACCTTTGTCGTACTAGTTCTATGCTGCCTCACGGCAGTCCGGATGAAGACGATGAATACGTACCGCTGTATTCCTATAGTGCGATGGGAAATGGTTTCACGTTCGAGCTAGAGACCCTTGTGTTTTGGGCCGCTGTCCGTGCGTGTCGCCGAAGTGTAAAGGATACCCAACAATACCGGGTATATGGTGACGATATCATTTGTTCGCGATTGACTGCGGATTTATTGATCCCGTTCCTTGACTTCCTTGGTTTCCCGACCAATCCTCGTAAGACTTTTGTTGAGGGTCCGTTCCGTGAGTCATGCGGAGCGGATTATTGGTATGGTGCTAACATCCGACCGATCCACTTCTCCATTACATCGGAGGAGATTCTTGAGGCAAATAGAAATGGAACTTCCATTCTGCGTTGGTTGCAGACGAGTAACGCGGTTCGTCGGCTGGCGAGGGCCCGTAATCATAGCTTTGGCTGTGATCGGCGCCTTTTACCTGCTTGGCGGACCGCTATACTCCGTATCCCCCGAAATCTCCGGGACTCTCTTAAGAGCCCTTGGACTGATATCCGCGATGATTCATTAATTACGGATGATGGGGACGCGGCTTCCAACCCACTGGTTTCACGCTGCGGTTCCTTGCAGGCATTGACCAGTCCTCGGTTGCACGTTGTTGTAAAAGAGAAGGTCCCTGGGAATTTCTTGGGATCTAGAGCTACTCTCTTATATCGACAGTTAGCAACGGATCGTGTCACCGTGCGTTATGACCGGACTAGGTCATGGCTGCGGCGGGTCTTACAAACTCAAGAACCCACCCTAACGCGTTTGCAAGGGAAGGTCAACATCTGGTCATGTACTACAGTGACTAGACGAGATTTCTCCTTGCCGAATTTCTACGCGCTTGAGATGGGGGCTGGTTGGGAAGTTTTCCAACCAGTTGCCGACACAACCATATGGTTGTAAGACGTCGACGGTTACAAGCAGATCCGTATGCCGATCGTTGAATTCACCGCGCTGTTCAAGCGTTCCATCGGTGAAGTGACCGACATCGTCGAAAAAGAGATGTACACCTTCGAGGACCGCAACGGCGATTCCCTGACCTTGCGTCCGGAAGGTACCGCCGCCTGCGTTCGCGCGGTACTGGAGCACGGC